GTTCAGGCGACTGCCACAAATACGAAAATACTGACCGTCGAGCAGTCCCTCAACAGTCAGTGTTCCATCGGTGATCGTGAACGTCCCGGCGTGCCTGTCGCCGTAGAAATAGTTGTGGATGAACGCGCAAATCTGCTCAAGCACGCGCATCACCCCCTATTTCGCGTTCTACGGGCCTTTTTAGACGGTTCCTCGCTATTGGCGGGTATTTCCTCATCCAAATCTTCGGACGCTTCTACGGGCGTTTCTGCGCGTTCTACAGCGTCAGGCTCGCCCACAGCTTTGATGAGGGGTTTCCCGATACGGTTGTCGCTGCCCGCAAGTTCGGCAAGCCTCTCGTCTGAAACATCGAAGCCGGGGCGGGGGTAGGTGTCCCCCGCCTCGTAAACGCGGTTGCCGTCCTGAAGGTCAGCGAACCGCTCTATCACGATATAGCTCACGCGCTCTTGGGCGTCTCAATGGCACTGGCGACATACAGGCCGTTGGGGTTGTACAGCACGGGCATGAACAGGGCAGACGCTTTCGTCCACAGCACGGCGGGATCACGCTCGGCCCACTGGGTGATGAACACATATGGGGATTCGCTGGACGCGCTTACACCGCCCTCGAAGAAGCGGGAAACATCGACCTCTGGCGGGTCGCCCCACAGGCCGGTGCCGATTCGACCACTGGTGTTGGTGGCGAAGAAACTGATTTTGTTGGTGGGATAGTAACGCTTGGTCTTGACCTTGGGCCGACCATTCGCGTCATAGCCATCGGGCACGGCGTAAGTCAGGTCATCGGTGATGATGCGGGCAATGCCGTATTCCTCGTTCATGTAGTCCGTGAAATCACGGTTGCGCACCATGGCACCGATGCCCAGATTGCCATTGACGGCCTTCTGCACGTTCACGTCCTGGCGCAGCTTGGTCAGCAGCGCACGGGGCAGCACCATGCCGGTCAGCGCAATGCCAGCGGCAGCGGCCTCATCGACCAGCGCCTGAAGCTGCTCGGGCACGGTGGCGGTAGAGCCAGCGCCGAAATCCAGCGTCTTGGCCAGATTGGCAGCGGGAACGCCATAGTCCACGGTAGTGTCGATGCCGTTCTCCTTGATGGTCACCTTGCCAGTCGCCAGCATCTCAGCCTTGGCGACCTTTGACCTGGTGATGACCTGATCGGCCAGCCGCAGACCGTCGTTCATGACGTAGTCATAGATGGCCTGATCGCCCTGAACGCCCGCGCGGGTAGCAGCCCGCAGGGATTCGGACTGATTCAGCTTGACCTTGATAAGGCCCTTCTCGATGGAGTGGTCATCCACGGGGACACGGAAGGTCTTCATGGATTCGGTGTCCAGCGAATGGAACTGCGCCATCACAGGCACCTGATACTCGGCGGCAATGCTCTGCCACGCAGCGACGATGTTATCGGTGCGCTCGTCGCCGATAAGGCCCTCCAGCGGGTCGCCCTGACGGCTCACGTCGAAGCCAACAGACAGCCAGTCAACCTCCGGGATAAAGCCGGTAACGCCATTGCGGAAAATGTTACCCATGTTATCTCACCTCAATTCATTAGTCATCCTCGCCGAAGTCGGGGCGAGTGATGGCGGGAGTGGTCGCCGTGAACGTAATGCCAGTCATAGCGGACGTTGCCGCAGAGACGGGCGCGGCGGTAAGCTGGTCGGTGTAGACCTCGCCAGTGACCACCACGGAGCCGGGAGCTGCGCCGTTGGTGATGTCGGTGTCCTCATACAGCAGGCCCACAGCCCCGGCAGCATTTGCAGGAATCACAGCACCGGCGGGCACATACTTGGTGCCGTCCGCGCGGGTAATCGCCTGTGCATGGTTGGCGGCGACGGTCTGGGTGATGCGGGTGCAATCTTCGTTATTCTTCAGGAAATGACCGGCCTGAAACGTCTTGCCGGTGTTGGATGCAATGAAACTCATGTGTTCTCACTCCTTATTCAGTTTTGTTGGCCCCATTGGCGGGAGCCGGTCCATAGCGGCGCTCGTGGTATGCCTTTGCAAGTTCGGCAGCGCGGGGATTAGCCCCATTGCCGGGATTGTCCTTGGGCGGGTTGTCCACGTCCGCGCCCTTGGTTTTGGTCGTGACCTTGAAGTCAGCCCATTCAGTCTCGATGCTCTTTTTGAGATCATCGGCCTTTTCCAGCTTGCCGTCCTCGCCCAGCTTCATGCCGTCGAAGACGGTGGCCTTGATGATGGTATCCAGCCGCTTGCTGTCAATGCCGGATTCCTCCAGCAGCTTGCGGTATGCCGCCTTGACACTGGACAGTTTTTCCTTGGCCTCGGTGTCGGTCTTGAACGTGTCAAACTGCTCCTTAAGGGAGTTGTATTTCTTCTCCCAGTTGCCCGCCTTGGTTGCGCTGTCCTCGGCGGCAGCCTTGTCCTGCTCAAGCTGGGTGATCTCGTCCAACTTGGCATTGTACCGCTCCTTCGCCACGAACTCGCGGCCTACGGCGGAGGAGATAGCCGACACGATTTTGCCGACGTTGCCAGCGGGAATATTCCCATCCTCGCCAGCGTGCTTGGTAATGAGTGCTTCAAAGTCAATAGCCATGTTATTCATCCTTTCTCGCTGTTAACGGGTGCTACCCTAAAGATGATGGTTGTTCCTGTCCAAGATTTTGGACAGTATAAAAACAGCACCGGCGTAATGCGGGTGCTGGATTTATCCTTTTTTCAGTTCGTTCTCCATGACGTTCTTGTATTCGTCAATGTGGTTTTCAACGGCTGGGCGGAGGTACGGCTTCGGGTTGCGGTTATAGTTTCCAAGGCCGTGCCCTCGTTCGGCGTTATTCTCCATCCATTCAGGCGGCGGGCTGTACGCCTTGCCAGTGCCCAACTCTACATAAGGTGCATAATGGACGGCGCTGCCAACTATGACAGTATCGCCGTCCACCTTATGCGTTATGCTGTTACGTAGTGCGCCCGTGTCAACCGGCACAATGCCCTTGGCGTAGCTTTCAGCCTTGCCCCCGATGATTTCAAGGGCGCGGGCGCAAGCCTGTTCAAGTGCGGAAAGGACTTCGGCGGTGTTGTCGGTCATTTCAACGTCAGCCATTTTTCATCCGCTCCCACTCCCGATACGTCATATCCCCCACGATCTCGCCGGTCTCGTTGTCCCGGCGTTCCATTTCGGAAGGATATTCAGGGTAGACATATGTCAAAGTACAGCGGCAATTCCAGACGTTTGCAGGGGCAGCATCAGGATCGCCGGGGTACATTATCGGCCCGTATTCGTTCTCAAACGGGTCATCCACGTTTTGCACCTGACCGTCAAGCGAAGCGTGAGCATCCCTCGTGCGGCTATCTAACGTCGCCAGCCACCGTTTCTGAACATTGATTCCGAGCCGTTGCGCCTGATGCAAACCCTCAATCCTGCCAGCGTTCTGCGCCCCGGTGTATGCTGTGCGGGCATTGCGCATCATAGCGGAGGACATTGTCTCGCCCGTTTTACTGCTGATACGCTTGGCAATATCGCGGATGCTCTCGCCCTGGATAATGCCTTGCGTGATGCAGGAATTGATGGTCTTGTTGTAATACTTATACGCCTTATCCTTTTGAACCTTGGTTTTCGGCGGCAGAATGTCCGGGTTGTCCTTTATCAGGCGGCTAACAGTAGATTCATCATACAGCGAAAACCCAATGTCCAGCTTACCTTTGTCTTCAAGCTGATAGCCCATATAATTGGCATTGTCGATAAACGGGCCAACCTTGCTATCATTGACCATTTTAAGGGCAGCTTTGTCGGCGTTATACAAAGTGCTTTCGATGCTTTCCTTTTGCGCTTTCCACTGTTCGCGCTGAAACACCTGACCGCGCAGCCAAGCCTCGTAATCAGATTGCGTGATCTTCCCTTCTGAAAGCTGCTGGCGATACGTTGCGTCACGCGCTGAATGGCGCTTCTCAAAGGTTTCAAGTTTCTTGGATATATCCTTTGAGGCTTCTTTGTAAACGTTTCCTATGCGTGCTTCCAGCCGTTTGAGCCGCAAATCAGTCTTTCGCACGCCATAGTCCTGCATATTAACCCCCGCTATTCAACGCCGCGCATCAGCTTCTTGTTCTGTTTCAGTTTGGACAGGCCGCCCTGATACTCGCTGTCGTATTTCGCTTTGATTTCCGCCTTTTGTTCCTTGGCATATGCCCGGAGCGAATCGACCTCTGTTTTCAGCCGTTCCTTTAGGTGTGCCTTCATCGAATCGGACATACTGCGATTGGTCTTGAGCATCTGGTGAAGGTTCGCAATCTGCCCCTTCACCTTTTCGGTCACCTTGGCTTGCTCCTCGCGCCGCTTCTGCATCAGGTTCTCCTTCAAGGCTTTGGCCTTGGCCTTGCCCTTGTCCGTCATGCCGGAGGTTGAACGCTCGTTCTGGAATGAGGCGTTCATCTTGATTTTGCTCAACTCGGCAACATACTTGTTATCGTATTGCTGCTTTAACTTGGCCTTTTGCCGCTTCACGTCAGCACGAATCGATTCAATTATCTGCTTGATTCGCTCCTTGCTCGCAGCGCGGTCTTCCTTGGACATATTACGGATGGACTCGCGCAAACTGGCAATATTGGCTTTTGCGTTTTCTGTAATCTTAGCGGCTTCTTTTTGCCTTTCAGCCTGTAGGTTTGCCCTAACCGTCTTTGCCGCCGCCTTTCCTGCATCATTCAGGCCAGCAGTGGTAACACGGTCAGTCTTGCGGATGGATTCCTTCGCGGCATCGGTCAACTCATATGTGCTGTTAGTCTGCGCAGTGTTTGAACGGCTCCACCCACTGCCAGATGTTTCCTGTCTGCCGCGCTTCTTTCTGCCTTTCAGCTTGCGGTGTTTCAGATAATACTCATGGGCTGCTTTGGGGTCATAGTCCTTGTTTGCATATGCCATGACTATCCCTCCAATTCAGCCAGCAGCGCGTCCAGTTCGGCGTCGATGCCGTCATCCTCCATGTCATCAAGCGTGTCGGTTACATCTACAGCATCATCGGCTTCATCCTCGGAATCCTCATCGTCATACATGTCAGATTCCTCCTCACGCTTGCGCTCCATGATGGCCTCCTTCATATCCGGCGTGATATTGGGCAGCAAATCCAGCACCGTTTCCTCGTCCAGATAATCGACCTCCATCATCACCATCTGCACCTGCTCCATCTGGTTGGAGATGCGGTTCCGGCTGAATTGTGGCGTGCCCTCCAAGCCCTGAAGTGCGAGAATCTGCTGGACGAACTCAATGATCTGATACTCGAACGCATCCGCTTCCTCATCCATCGGCTGATACGCCGAATTAATCTGAGTTGCGGTCACGGCCCCGGCTGCCACGTCCTCCGGGTTGAACGCTCCGAAGTCGCGGTAGATGCTCTGCGCAATGCGGCTCAAATACGCCTCACGGGCGTTGTAGGGCGGTTCCTGAGTATACGGCGTTGCGCTCGAATTGTCGGTGTCAATCGCAGCAACGTGCGAGAACCGAAGCCTGTCCATGAAATGCTGGATGTCGTTGTCATCCATGCCCAGTGCATTGCCCAGCAGCCAATATATCTGTGCGCAGTCCGTCACGTCATTGGCAAAGCCCGACTGAATCAGGTCATAGCTGTCAATCGCGGCCCGCATACCAACGAGCGTTGACTGATGCTGTTTGTTGCCGTACAGCGGAACGATTG